CAAGATCTAAGCTATATGGCTTAGATGATGTGAAACCGTCCAAAGTTGTATATGTTGTTGAAGGACCGTTTGATAGTATGTTTGTAAGTAATGCGATTGCAATGACTGGCTCTGATGCGACAATACCATTTAACAAGTACGTAATGGTATATGATAATGAGCCCAGGAATGAAGCTATTGTTAATAAGATGGAGAAGTCAATTAATATGGGTCGTAAGGTTGTTGTGTGGCCTGGTAAATTAGAACATAAAGATATTAATGATATGGTCATGGCTGGTATGAGAACAGCCGACATTAAACTTATGATTGATGAGAATACTTTCGAAAGTTTAAGTGCTAAGATGGCACTCAACGTATGGAAAAGAATATGAATAATGTTAAGTTAATCAGTTACACCAAGAGTGTTAGCGTAGATGATACATTAGAAGATCTGATTGCTTATTGTGCTAGAGTCTCTAATCCAGGGAACCAGAACAATAGGGCAACATCAATGAAGTTGATTAAGTATTTGATCAAACATAAACATTGGTCACCACTTGAAATGGTCAATGTATGCTTAGAGATAGAAACCACTAGAGATATAGGGAGACAGATTCTACGACATAGGTCATTTAGCTTTCAAGAGTTCAGTCAACGATATGCTGACCCTACTAAAGACCTAGAGTTTGTTATGAGAGAATGTCGACTACAAGATGATAAGAATAGACAGAATAGTATTGAATTAGATGCTAATGATAAGACCTACAATCAGCTTATTAGTGATTGGGAACGTCATCAGACAGTGATCATTAATTATACTAATGCTGCTTATACATGGGCAGTCAAGCATGGTATTGCAAAAGAACAAGCTCGAGCAGTGCTACCTGAAGGGTTGACAATGAGTAGAATGTATATGAATGGAACACTACGGTCATGGGTACATTATCTAGAACTAAGATTAGATAAGAGTACTCAGAAAGAACATAGAGAGGTAGCACAAATGTGTGCATATGAAATAGCTAAAGTACTACCTCTATTAAAAGAAATATTGTAGGAAAAAGGAGAAAGAATAATGAACAATTATCTACCAACGCAGTACCAAGAGTACATTCATTTGAGTCGTTACTCTAGGTGGCTGGAAGATGAGGGAAGACGAGAAACGTGGCCAGAAACTGTTGGTAGGTATTATGACTTCTTTGAAGAGCACTTGTATGAAACTTGTAACTATAAAATCAATGGTGTGAGAGCAGAGTTAGAAGAGGCTACGCTGAACCTAGAAGTAATGCCTTCTATGCGTTCTCTTATGACAGCCGGACCAGCATTGAAGAGAGACAATATTGCTGGTTACAACTGTTCGTATGTAGCAGTGGATCGTTTGACCGCATTTGATGAAATATTATATATTCTTATGAATGGAACTGGTGTAGGATTTAGTGTTGAGCGTCAGCATGTTCAAAATCTACCTGTTGTCGCTGATGAGTTTCATCCTTCTGATACTGTTATTAAAGTTGCTGATTCCAGAACAGGTTGGGCTAAGTCTTTAAAAGAGTTAATCGCTAATTTGTATGCTGGTATGGTTCCTAGTTGGGATGTGTCTAAAGTCCGTCCAGCTGGTGCTGTACTGAAGACGTTTGGTGGTCGTAGTTCAGGACCAGATCCATTGGTTGATCTATTTAATTTCACAGTTGCTAAATTTAAACATGCTGCTGGACGTAAGTTGTCTTCTATTGAGTGTCATGACTTAGTATGTAAGATAGCTGAAATCGTTGTAGTAGGAGGAGTAAGACGAAGTGCACTCATATCATTATCAAATCTCTCGGATGACCGTATGCGGGCAGCTAAAGCAGGAAGTTGGTGGGAAAATGAAGGTCAGCGAGCTCTATCGAATAACTCTGCCTGTTACACAGAGAAGCCAGATATTGGAGTCTTCATGGATGAGTGGAAAAGCCTTTATGACAGCAAAAGTGGAGAGCGTGGAATTTTCAATAGACAATCAGCTCGTATGCAAGTCGAAAGGTTTGGACGAAGAGATCCCAATTATGACTTTGGGACAAATCCTTGCTCCGAGATTATACTCAGAAACAACGAGTTCTGTAACCTCACAGAAGTTGTCGTTAGGCCCTCAGACTCTGAGAACGACCTACATAGAAAAGTTAGACTGGCCGCAGTCTTGGGCACATGGCAAAGTACACTCACTAACTTCAAATATATCAGTAAGCAATGGAAAAAGAATTGCACAGAAGAAAGACTGTTAGGTGTCTCGCTCACTGGGATTATGGACTCCACACTCACCAATGGTAAGGAACGAGGGTTGGAGGAGAGATTGGAAAGGCTACGTGACCTTACTGTTGCAACGAATAAAGCTACCGCGGAAATACTTGGTATTGAGCAGAGTGCTGCAACCACTTGCGTTAAGCCTTCGGGTACTGTATCTCAGCTTGTTGATGCTGCCTCTGGCATTCATGCTAGACACAATCCACATTATATTAGAACGGTCAGGGCTGACAAGAAAGATCCTTTGGCCAAAGCAATGGTTGATGCTGGGTTTCCAGTAGAAGATGATATAACGAAACCAGAGCATACGTACATATTCTCTTTTCCAATGAAAGCTAATCCACAAGCTGTGTTCCGTACAGATAAGACTGCTATTGAACAACTAGAGCTGTGGTTGACGTACCAGAAACACTGGTGTGAACATAAACCATCTGTTACTATCTCTGTCAAAGAACATGAGTGGATGGGTGTTGGTGCATGGGTGTATGATAATTGGATGTGGATGAGTGGTGTTAGCTTCCTTCCGTTCTCTGATCACTCATACAGACAAGCTCCATATCAAGATTGCACTAAGAAAGAGTATGAAGCATTTAAGAAGAAAATGCCTAAGAACGTAGATTGGCAGACTCTCCTGTCACAATATGAGTTTTCTGATATGACAGAAGGTGCACAGTTATTGGCTTGCTCAGCTGCTGATGGATGTGAAATTTGATATGAAATCTGGAAAAGTATGGGGAAGCACTACAGAGTTATTAAAAACTCCGTTCGTAGAGTTTCATAGGATTGTTGTTAACAGTGGATATAAATGTAGTAAGCATAAGCATGAGCACAAGTGGAATGCATTCTATGTTGAGCATGGGGTGCTTGAGGTCCATGTGTTTAAGAATGACTATGGTCTCGAGGATGTGACGACATTGAAACATGGAGACTTCATGACTATTCGTCCAGGGGAGTATCACTATTTCGTTGGAAAGACAGATCACGAATCGATTGCTGTTGCCTTTGAGATATACTATCCTGAAGAGCTGTCAGAAGATATTGTGAGAGAGAATGTTGGTGGATGTGAAAATGGAATGTGAAGAATGTGGCCGCGACGATCTACCTCTCCTAGTTTTTATAGCAGGTCTAATTGATCCTGATAAACCAAATAGGGTTCATCAGATATCTGTTTACCTATGTGCACAATGCGCAGACGCCATTCCCTCCAAGGTCCAACATGAAGCTTCATCGACTGTCCATTAAGGGATGTTAACAATGATCGATCCAGAAGAAACAATAATTTGTGTCATGTGTGAAAGTGAATGTCACATTAATCCTATAAATAGTGATGCGGCCGACTCAAAGATACTATTTTGTCCTTATTGTGGTGAAGAGCTGGTCGTTGACGATGAGGATGATGTCGACAGGTGGATAGAAAGCCATAATGATGATCAATGGGATGAATGTTAATATAGTTGGAATAGATTATTCTACGACAAGCCCTGCAATGTGTGTTAAGGTTGGTGATAAATGGGATATTCATTATCTTACCGGTAAACGTACAGTGGTTGATGAGTATTGGAGTGACCCGTTCCTATTCTTTGGACACAAATTACCTAAAATAAGCGTTCAAATAACCAGATACAAATATATCTCTAACTGGGCTATGGACGTCCTAGATTCATATGACGTCGCCGCTGTGTTCTTAGAAGACTATGCTTATGCCGCAACAGGTAAGGTGTTTCAAATAGGAGAGAATACTGGTATACTTAAATACAGGTTGACAAACAGAGATATACCTTTTTATCAAGTGCCACCTACTGTTATTAAAAAATATGCTACAGGAAAAGGTAATGCAAATAAAGATCTTATGCTCGCAAA